AGGGAAGAAGTCACTAAAATAATAAGACAAGAGCTTCCTAGGATTCTTAGTGAGTCAGCTTATAGAAGCGAAGAGACTCCAAAATTGATAGATAAAAAAGGACAATTTCCTTTGACTTTAAATTCTAATAGACCTCCAATCGCCGAGCAAATAAAGTTTAAAAAGTCAAACAATCCTTTGACAAATCTTTTAAATGAAACAGCGATGGACATGCTAAACGAAGACACAACATTAAACTTTAGCACAAACGATGTTGGACCAGGAATGCATCCTGCAATGGCTTTTCAGCCTAGAGAAGCATCAGTAGGATCAGTTAATGATATGCTATCTACCGCAAAACCAAGTAGCAATATTGATGCTGTACAGATAAATGCGGTGCCTGATTTTTCTTCAATGATGGATAAAATGGGACTATAATCGTGGCATATAATCTTAGAAAAATATCACCAATCGATTTTAAGCCTTCTACAGGAGTAGGAGTTAAGTTGCCTTTTGCTGCTGAAAATGTATTCTCTACTGTATATACAACTAAAGAGCAACTAAAATATAACATACTTAACTACATGTTAACTGATTTAGGAGAAAGACCTATGAATCCTAATTTCGGTATGGGTTTAAGATCTAGACTTTTTGAATCAATAACGCAAAGTACAGTAGAAGATATGAAGCAGTCTATACAAACGCAAATAGAAAATGCGTTTCCTAATGTGCAAATAACACAGTTGAATATCATAGGTCAACCAGATAGAAGTACAATTAACATACAATTTAGTTATACAATAAAGAGTTCTAAAGAGACAGATGGAATTTTACTAAAGATACAAAACATATAAGATGCTAAACAGTCCAGATATAAAGTACTTAAATAAAGACTTTTCTAACTTTAAAAACGAGTTGATAGAGTATGCTAAGTCATACTATCCAACCGTATATAATGATTTTAGTCAAGCTTCACCAGGAAGCATGTTCATTGAAATGGCTTCTTATGTAGGAGATGTTCTTTCTTTTTATCTTGATAATCAGCTACAAGAAACTTTCTTACAGTACGCAAAACAAAAGAATAATCTTTACACTATGGCGTACATGCTGGGATATAGACCCAAAGTAACTTCTGCAGCCATAGCAGATCTAGACGTATACATGCAAGTAGGTGTAGTTGGCGCTTCTGGAAATAAAACTCCTGATTGGACAAACGCGATTACTATCCAACCTGGAATGCAAGTAAAGTCGAATGTTAGCAATAACGTAAGCTTTTATGTACCAAATAAAGTAGACTTTACAATATCTTCTTCTTTGGATCCTACTGATGTTTCTGTTTATCTAACTGATGGTTCTGGCAATCCAACAAAATACCTTCTTAAAAAGAAGACTCAAGCTATATCTGGACAAGTCAAAACTACTATAGCTACTTTTGGAGCAGCTAAAAGATATGCTACTGTAAACATACAAGATTCAGATATTATTTCTGTATTAAAAGTAGTAGACTCTAATAGCAATACATGGTACGAAGTGCCTTACTTAGCTCAAGACTACATACTTAATCCTGTAGAAAATACGGCTCTTAATTATCCTTCTCTTTATCAATCGGCAAATCAGGTTCCGTACATGCTTCAAAAAGTGTATGTTCCAAGAAGGTTTACTACAAGATTCAAGACAGATAATAGTTTGGTATTAGAATTCGGACCGGGCATTAACTCAGTAGCAGATTCATCAGTAGTACCTAATCCTAACTCAGTTGGAGTAGGAATCACCACTGGATTGACATTACTAGAAACTGCTTTTGATCCTTCTAACTTTGTAACTACACAAACTTATGGATTGGCTCCTCAAAATACAACACTAACTATTTCTTATTTAGCGGGCGGAGGAGCAGAGTATAACGTGTTATCAAATCAATTAACTGTTCCTATATCTATAAATGCTGGCGCAGGAGATACTAGTACAGTAGTAAGTAATAATCCAAATCCTGCATCAGGCGGAGGAGATGGAGATACAGTAGAAGAGTTAAGGCAAAATATTCAAGCCGAGTTTTCAAGTCAACTAAGAGCAGTAACTCAAGAAGACTATCTAGCTAGAACCTTAAGTATGAGTCCTAAATTTGGTAAAGTTGCTAAAGCTTATGTAACCAAAGACGATGCTACTTTTAGTAATTACATGGAAGACAATCCATCAGAAAGAGATCAAGTACTTGTTAGCATGTACGTTCTTGGATTAGACAATAATGGTAACTTAGCTCAACCTTCATCAGCGCTAGTTCAGAATTTACAAACTTATCTTTCTGAATATAGGATGATGACGGATGCTATCAATATCAAACCTGCTTATGTTATAAACATCGGATGTAATTTCGACATAACTGTAAGACCTAACTTTACAGGACAAGATGTAGTAGCTAGATGTCTGATTCAGTTACAAGACTTCTTTAACGTAGATAATTGGCAGATAAACGAACCTATAATACTTTCAGACGTATATACTCTGCTCGATCAAGTTAATGGAGTTCAAACAGTTAAAAGCGTACAAATAGTAAATAAGTTTGGATCTACAAATGGATATTCTGAATTTAGTTATGATGTAACCGGAGCAATACTAAATGGAGTAGTTTATCCTAGTTTAGATCCATCTATATTTGAAGTAAAATATCCGCAATCAGATATTCAAGGTCGTGTAGTAACAATGTAATAAAACAAAAAATGGCAGTATATAAAATATTTCCTTCAGCAGACGCAACACTATATTCTAAATTTCCAGCACAAAATACTGGATTAGACGAAATACTTGAAGTCGCAGCAAAAAACAGTGATGATCCACAAAATTCACTAATAACAGGTGTAGATACTGTTATATTATACGATGATATAAGAAGAAGTTTAATACGGTTTAGTGACGATGACTTAAATAAAATAAAATCATTTAGGACTGGATCTTGGAAAGCTGGATTTAAACTATATCTAGCTGATGCTGACAATCTAAGTACTACTTACAGCTTAGAAGTTAGACAAGTTTCTCAGTCTTGGGATATGGGAACAGGAAAATTTGCGGATAGTCCTGAAACTAGAAATGGTACTTGTTGGTACAGTACTTCATCTTATTACACATCTGCGTCTTCTTGGGCAACAAATGCTAGCCAATATTTTATGACTCCTGGTGGTGGATCTTGGACTGGATCATATTTTGGTTCACAGTCTTTCGATTATAAAGCTAATAAAGATCCAAATGTTGATGTTACAAGAATAGTAGATTCTTGGTTTAGTGGATCAAATAATAATGGATTCATAGTTAAGTTACCTACAAATATAGAAAGTAGCAGCGCTAGCTATATAGGACTTAGCTTTTTTAGTGTAGATACTCATACTATATATCCTCCTACTTTAGAAATGAAATGGGATGATAGCGTATACACAGGAAGTTTATCGACTATTAATAATTCTGACTTTGTAGTTTCTATAGCAAATAACTTAGGAATATATCTAGATAAAACAGAATTGGTTAAATTTAGAATCAACGCAAGAGATAAGTATCCTGCTAGAGTTTTTACAACTTCTTCTTTATATACTACTAACAAAAGACTTCCGCAAACTAGTTATTGGGCTTTACAAGACATGAAGACTACCGATATGGTAATAGATTTTGATTCTAGCTTTACAAAAATAAGTAGCGATTCTAATGGAAGCTATTTTGGAATATACATAAGTGGATTAGAGCCAGAAAGATATTACAAAGTGCTAATAAAAACCGATCTTCCTACAGGAGAATCTTTAGAGATAGACAATGATTGTATATTTAAAATAACAAGATAATGTCGAATGAGATAACCTTAGTCAGAAAGACTTATAATACAAGCGCTTACGAAAACGCGATAGACCCAGCATTTACTGAATTTGTTACCGTAACTCCAATTATAGAGGAAGCGACAATATCAGTGTCTCAATTTTTTGACTATTATCAGCAGATATTTTTTGATATTCCTGTAGATGGTGTAGTAAACTCTCATACTTATCTTGTTCAACAAAGTCAACAATATATCGGAGGATCTGTAATAGACTTAGAAAAACAAGCCTTAATAGAAGAGATTAACTCATTAAGGCAACAATTACTAGAAATGAATCAAAGTTTTACTACAATAAATAACATACTATAAGATGGAATTAGTTAATATTATTTACGCGGGACAAGGAAAGATTGAGCAAGACTATTCGCTTAAAGATAAAAGTTTAATACCATCAAACTATATAAACTCTACTTTTGGAGATGATAATGATAGAGTAGAATTATTTTTATATGATCTTAATGATAACTTAATAGATGCTGTTTATGATTTTAAAGGATATACTCCTTATCAAGTAATAAACCCAGAAACAGGTAAATTTGATAGATTATTAATAGATCCAGCAGCAGACGCTAAGTCTAGAGGTTTTGATAGAGGTTCTTTTAATATTCAATATAACTTTTTTAAAAATCTATTTAACTCAAATGACCAAAGAAGATATTGGATAAAAGAAATTTCGCCTTCTAGAACGGAGATCAAACTAAGTTCACAAATAATTATCGATCAAACCATTCAAGAAGGTTTTAATCAATACCAAGCCTATATATCCCTAAAAAATTATTACTCAGACTTTTATCTAAACTTTGGCAATAATGAACAGATCATTGCAATTAATTCTGCAATCACATCTGATGACTCTGGTACCTACTTGCTTATTAAGTTGTATGAACCATTGCCTTTCGATTATGATGTGAAATCTCAGCTCTGGATCATTGATAAAATAGCAGAATCTGTTAGTTATGATGTTGAGATAGAGATAGAAGCTTCTGAGACTGAAAACATAAATTCTTTACGCGGACCAAATTTTAATATAAGAATAAACGAAAAGAATACTCAGACTACTCCTTATTATAGTTATGCTTCATTACTTTCTAGTCCAATAACTTCTTCATATAGGCAATTAGCTAGTTATTATCAAGATAAGGCTATAAGCATAAATGTAGACTACACTAATTTTGAAAACTTTGTACATTTTTCTTCTGCAACAGAAAGACTTAATAACTTTGTGTATAAGTTAAACTTAGTCGAAAATTATAACTCTCAAATAGTTGCGCAATCTACAATTAGTGGATCAGGAAATCAGACTACGATATCTGCTTCAATTACTACTCTACAAAGCTCTATAAGCAATATTCTAGAAAACTTTGATACTTACGAATACTATTTGTACTATGCTTCTGAATCTTTTGCTTGGCCAAAGTCAAATAGCACAAAACCATACAAACTATATTCAGTTACTTCTTCTCAAACTAGTAATTGGTTAGGAAGTGAAACAGCTGTTCCTAGTCAATATACTTCTTCTCTTTTATACTCATCATCTCTTTATGATGATACAAATAAAGATCTTTTAAGAGGATCGATTCCTCAATATCTATTAGACGATTCAAACAATGCGCCATACGTTACTTTTGTTGACATGATTGCGCAACACTTTGATAATATATGGATCTATTATAGAGACGTAACTAATAGGTTTAATGCTACAAATGATCCTTTTACTGGCATATCTCTAGATATGGTTTCCGATGCTTTAAAGAGCCTAGGAATGGAACTATATACCAACACAAGTATATCAGACAATGTATATTATGATCTATTTGGGTATAACGAAGATGGTACATTATTGCCTCCAACAGGATCTGAAAAGATATCAACATACGTAACTTCTAGTTTACCAACTGGATCTATGGGATCCAAACAGATTCAACAAGAGGTCTATAAAAGAATCTATCATAATCTTCCATATCTTTTAAAGTCTAGAGGTACTCAAAGAGCAGTAAAAGCCTTGATCTCTATTTACGGAATTCCTAGCAACATCCTTACAGTTAATGAATTTGGTGGATATAACAGGTATAATGTAGATGGAGTAAATGAGATAAACAATAGCAAGATAACTGGAGTGACTTCTAGTCTATATCTTTCTTCTAGCTTACTTTCTCCTTACACAACTTTACAGTATTATCAAAACGATAATCGGCTAAACTCTACGAATATAGAAGTTGGTTTCTCTATAGCAGATATTCTTAACGATAACATTACTTCGTCTCTTGGATATTTCAATATAGATAATCTTATAGGAAATCCTAATGATCAATACTCTTCATCTTATGCTCCATTAGTAAGTGCAAGTAATGCTTACTTCGCTTCTTATACTCAACCTCATAGCGTTTGGGAATACATAAGACTAATAAAGTATTTTAATAACTCTCTGTTTAAAACTATCAAGGACTTTGTTCCTGCTAGAACAAATCTTTCTACAGGTATCATAGTTAAAAGTCATATTCTTGAAAGAAACAAATACGCTAGGCATGAACCTAGTGCAAGCATAGACATCATATCTCAATCGATAGATATGCTTACGCTTTCAGCAGAACCTGGAAACATAATAAGCGGATCTACTGAATGGAGCTTAGATAGAGTTACTCCTCTTGGATTTGTACCTTTTACAAGTTCTCAGGGAGTAGAAAAATTAACTGGAGAATTTGGAGGAACCGAAATAACTGTTACTAATGGAGAAGCTTTAAGTCAATCAGAAAACTCTAA